GACCTTGAACAAGATCATTTCAAGATTACAAGATACAATTATGCTAGACCAGATGTTAATCAAAGTAAACCATCACAAAATAAAGGTGGTCATTATGCAAAAGTAGCTGGTGATGGCGTTAAAGGTAGTAAGATAATGGGAAGTGTAATATTACCAATGCCTAAACCCATAGACGTGTATGCTGCCGAGTGGGGAAAAAGTGAATTGAATATTTCTCAATTAGCCGCTCTTGGAACTGCAAACGCATTAACTGTTGGTGGAAGATTAACTGGAAAAACTCCAGAACAAAGAGCTGAAGAAGCTTTATTAAGAGATGAAGCTGGTAGAAGAGATCAAGGAGGTCTGTTCGGAAGGGGTAAAATGATGAGTCAAGCATTAATAGCACAATCTCTTTCAAATCAGGCGGCAAAACTGTTTAATACCGAACTTGATACTGATGTATTTTTGGCAAGAACTGGTGGTAAAGTTTTAAATCCTAATGCAGAGGTATTATTTGAAGGGCCCACTATTCGTTCTTTTCCTTTTCAATTTCAAATGATTGCAAGAAGTGAAAGTGAGGGTAAAGAAATTAGAAAAATAATCAAATTTTTAAAAGCAGGCATGGCACCAAAATTTAGAAATACAACATTTATAGAAACTCCTGATATATTTACTTTAGCATACAAAAATGGTAAAGGAGATAATGATGTGTTAAAAACGGTAAATAGGTTTAGTCCTGGCGGTCTTGCATTAACATCTATGAACGTTGATTATGCACCAAGCGGATATTGGTCTGCATATCATGATTCACAACCAGTTGCACTTAAAGTGGATCTTAATTTCACTGAACTTAGACCTTTGTATCAGACAGATCACGAAGATCTTGAAGGAGACAATGTAGGTTACTAATATGACATACTCAGGATCACCAAATAGTTATTTTCGTCAACTTCCAGACCTCGATTATCCCTCACTAACAAATAATCGAGTCTCTGTATATGATTATCAAACTGTTAAAAACATATTTAAAAGAGCAGTCATTCGTGATGATGTTTTTAATGAAATCACAGCATTTACAAAATATTCCGTGATAGGAGATGAGAGACCAGATCAAGTTGCATATAAGTTTTATGGTGATTCTGGTCTTGATTGGGTTGTTTTAACAACAAACAACATTATTCATCTCAGAGATGAATGGCCAATGGGAAATCAAGACTTTTTGACTTATCTCAATGAAAAATACACGGATCAGGAATTATCAAATATTCATCACTATGAAACTGAAGTTTTAAGAAATTCAAGAGGACAATTGATGCAACCAGAGGGTTTAAAAGTCCCAGCTGGACATTCTATCACCTTTATTGACAATGGTGTTTTAAGAACTGAATCTAAAATAAAACAAATTACATTTTTGGAACATGAAACTAATCTAAATGATGCAAAAAGAAATATTAATATTTTAAGATCTGAATATATAACTATATTCTTAGAAAACTTCAGAAATATCATGACTTACGAAGAATCGAGTCAATACATAAATGATGATTTGAAAAAAACAGAAAATCCAAGACTTATCTCCCCATAAAAAAAAAGAGGTCGTAAAAACGACCTCTGGCGTAAAAAATGGCCCGAATTTTTTTTCGGGTCTTTTTGTATTTTAAAAGCGATTTTAGCCACCGTCTAGATCGCAACCAATAGTGCCTCCAACCACGGCACCTAACGGAATTGCCCACCAACGACCATCACCTCTGGACATTGCAGCGCCAGCACCACCGCCTAGTAATGCACCAGCTATTTTTCCGTCAGAACAATCATTGTTATCATATTCAATGGTTGTTTTTCTTTTATATGCACGTTTAGTTTGACAAGGAACTTCAATATTTTCCGAAAAAGATTTCACATATCCTGGCGAAGAGGAAGTGCCAGGCACATACTCTTCTCTGTATTCACTTCGATAACATTTTCTTTCATGTGAATACCCAGCTTGATATTCGTTTGCAAAAACTGGAATTGAAGTTAATGCGATTAATGATGCAAGTAAGATTTTCATAATTAAGACTCAGCTAATTTTGCAAAGTAACTTAATGCATCCTCTTCATCTTCGTCTGTATTGACAGAGGATGGTGTAGTGTCAACAGGTGTGCGACCTTCACTTAAATCTTCAAGTTCACCACGAGTGGTTTCTTCATTTTCAACTTCTGGATCTTGTCTCTTCGGTGCAACAGCTAAACCAAGAACATAATCAAGTCTCTTCTTGAGATCTTCATATGACTTGAACTGATCTGGAGCAACAAGTTCTGCAACAGAATATTCCTGTTTCCAGATTGCTTCCATTGCATCGTCATCATCTAGAAGTGGAGCAGGAGCAGCAAACTCAGATGAGTCATAGTTCCAATATCCAGCAACCTTTTTGATCTTAAGTTTGAAGTTTGCACCAGCCCAGAAATCAAATGGGTTGATTGCTTGTTCATCTTCAAACTCAGGTTGCATTGCAGCAGTTATCTTATCAAAGATTTTCTTTCCATATCTAAACAAGAATACTTTACCTTCATTCGCTGGGTTTGAAGGATCTTTAACAACATAAATGTTACTGTAATAAGATAACTTACGTTTCTGTTTTCTTGCGACTTCCTTATCGGAATCAACACCTGAGTTCCAGAGTTGTGAGTTATACTCAGAGACTGGATCTTTTTGACCGAGTGTTGTTAATGAGTTCTCTATATACCAACCACCAGATGCTTGGAATGCATGTGTGTAGAGTTTTGCCCAAGGCAAATCTTCTCCGTCTGGTGCAGGGAGAAATCTGATTACTGCGTAACCGTTACCTGCTTTATCAACTTCTGGTTTCCATAAACGATCATCTACACCGTTAGAACCTTTGTTCATTTTTTCCACCTGACTAACAAGTTTTGCAGTCAGAGAACCAAGTGAGGATTGTTTTTTAAGATTAGAAAAAGACATTAGATTTTATTAGATTAATTTTTACTTTGTGTTAGAGAGACCATCTGCCCGACTCATAGAGTTGCATCTTAGGTCAAAAAAGAGGGAGGTTGGATTCCTGTATACCAACAAAGAACGAGCATATACTACAGTGTAAAAACGTCTTGCCTGAGACCCGACTGGTAGGTCGGTTCTACCCTGCGGTAGCAGCACCACCTGTGTCTCATCACCTTAACCAGCGGTTGCCAGTAAGTTTATTCAGTCACTCCCATGTTGCGTCCAACATTTATAATATAACACACTACTATTTAGTTGTCAAGCGTATTTCTCAAATTTCTTATTGACCTCTTTAAATTATCAAACATTTCTTCTACAGTTGCACCTCTAGGCATACCCATCTGTCTTAATGACTCTCTCATATTCTCTGCAACTAACAATGCATCTTCATCATCAGAAATTTTACATCTAAAATACATGAGTTTTTGTTTCTCTAGTAACTCTTCAATCAAGTCAAGTTGTTCTGACTCATCCTCCTCGAATCCTGTAACAGGAGAAAAAGCTGTATCAATAATACTATTTGTGATTAGATCTTGAAGTTCTTTAATCTCTTCAAGAGAGGCCTGAACCATCTCTGAATCAAAAAACTCACTGCTAGAATCAAACTTCATTTAACTACAATCTCCTTGAGGGTTTGTTTGTATTTTGTAATGTTAATATTATTTAACAAAAATGGTTTGTATTTGTCAAGTTTCATACTGACGGTTTTCCATACAAAGTCATCTAACTTGTCATCAAAATCTTTTTTGTATCCAAGCATACCATCGAGTATTACTAATGTCTCGGTTGTAATATTTTTCTTCAAATGTTCTTTAATGATGATAGGATGTTTTCCATTCTTACACTCAAACAAAGAGTTAAAATCTCTGTCACTACAAACCTCTACCATCTCTTGTTTGAAAATATAATTCAAACTCTGTATCTTCTTTTTCCAATCGTTATATTTGTCTTCGCCTGTTTCTATAATCTCTCCTATCCACATTCTTTGTGGGTCATCACACTGAGAGAATATAGCAGTAAAGTAATCTACAATATCTTCG